CGAGTTCGAGTCTCGCTTACCGCTCTACTGAAAATCAAGCACTTACAATAAAAGTAAGTGCTTTTTTCATGTCCTTTCATAAATTAAAATCCCGTTTTAGAGGCATTTTTGAGGTTATTTACTATATTTGCATTGCAAATTAATTGCAAATTTCTATAGGCTTTTGCAATCAATTTAATTTGCCTCATCAAAAAACACAAGCAATCATATGGCAACAATTAAATTTTATTTAGACACACGTAGAGAAAAGAAGGACGGTCTATTTCCGCTAAAACTAAACGTCCATAACAAAGGAACCTTCTTTCTCTCTACAGGCTATTCTGCTACACAAGAAAAATGGAATGGGACTGAATTCACCAATAAAGAAGCTAATTATAAAACAAAGAATGCAGCATTGCGCAGAATGCTAAACGATATGGAGAATGCTATCTTTCGTCTTGAAATGGATGGAAAGTCAAAAGAAACATCCGACAAATCTCTTAAGGCTATTCTTGAAAAATATCTGCCAGGATACGTACAAGAAAAAACTAAATTCTTCACGGACTACATGACTGATTTTATAAACCTGAAAGATAAACCGGGAACGAAGACAGTATATACAAGCACCCTCAATAAAATCATTGAATTCGATAGAACTTGTACATTTGATACAATGGATATCGATTGGATGAGGCGTTTTGAAAAACACATGAAAGACTCCGGCATGAAAGTTAATGCCTATGCCTTACATTTACGTAATATACGAGCAGTTTTTAACTATGCCATCGACGAAGAGATAACAACGCTCTATCCGTTCCGTAAATTCAAAATAAAGAAGGAGGAGACTGCTAAACGATCATTAACAGCTGAGCAAGTAGCACTGCTGCGGGACTATAAGTGCGAAGAATATCAGGAACGTTACCGAGATATATTTATGTTAATGCTGTATCTAATTGGTATTAATGCAGTTGACCTATTTAATTTAAAGCAAATAATTAATGGAAGGATAGAGTATCATAGAGCCAAAACATCCAAGCTATATTCAATAAAAGTAGAACCGGAGGCTATGGAGATCATTGAAAAATACAGAGGTAAAGACTGGCTGATCAATATCCTGGATGAGTATGGAAATTACAAAGACTTTCTTCATCGCATGGGAATTGGACTTAAACAAATAGGTCCCGTTATCCGTACTGGTTTAGGTGGGAAGAAAAATCGGGAGCCAATATTTCCAGAAATATCAAGTTATTGGGCTCGCCACACTTGGGCCACCATCGCCGCCGAATTAGATATACCCAAAGAAACAATTTCTGCTGCATTAGGGCATGAAATAGGATCAGAGGTAACATCAATCTATATTAACTTTGACAGGAAGAAGATTGATGAGGCCAACCGGAAGGTTATTGATTATTTAAACAGTATAAGAATAGAAAACAAATAGGAGAGAGTCGGATAACTTTCTCCTGTTATGATTTAATGTTCTAGAATATATCATATACACGTTTTCACTGTTACAGTGTCGGATTAATAATATTGTTAGTTACTCTATTCTGAGATCATAGATTATTTTCCCTTTTCAGGTGATTAAATTCTTCTTCGGCTCTATTGTTGATCGCCTCTAATTCACTCAAATACTTAGCGGTTGATCTATCGTTTATGACGTACTGTGGAGTCATGGCTGCGGTAGTTAATATCATAGATGTATTGCCTAAAAAGAATACATTTTTCAGGTTCCGTATGTCGTCAATGGTTAACTGGAGATTACTTGATTTATCATCATTGATTTCAATAAGCCTATCTTCATATAATAATGTCGCAAATGGGCTCATCACATATTCTCCATGTTGTATTTCTGCCACCAATTTGAACCTATCGGCACTCTCTGTTGGGGCGGCAAATAATATACCTCCTTCTTTATCATGCTTTCGTCCTATCACAAGACCTCCATATGTAATATCCATATATCCGTTTTCTTTAACAAAATCGGTATTGATATTTTTGGTAATTCTCATTATTCTTTCTCTTATATCCATATTATTTGTATCTTTGTTTAAAATTCAACGTTTTATGAAAGTACTTTTAGAAACAGGTTGGAGTGGCTATATCGCTGGCGGTATAATTCCCAGTAATGATTGGAAAGAAGGAATGCCATTAGTATTATCCATAGAAGAACAACTTCGTATGAAGAAAGATATCACGGAAACGATCTGTGATATCATCGAACGTAATCCTAATGAGAAGGATAGGATATTAAAGGAGTTTGGTCTGTCCATATCTGATCTTGTTTAATACCTTGTTATTGTACACTTATTATCTCCGTTCCTGTAGTGTAAGGTTAATATACTTAAGTTATTTATTCATATTTATTATTAATCCTTAATCTTAATCTACTGCGTATGGCTTGTTTCTTTTTGTGACAAGATTCTTATCTGTTTCAACACATACTTCTCCGTACATTCCACCGTCATTATGACAACCGATATAGCCGTATGCATGTACGCTTCCGCCTTCATCTGATACATAAGTATGCAACATAGCATTGCCACCTGGCAAAAAACCTAAATGCAGTCCATCGTCATTAAATACAGCAATCGCATATTCGTCATATTCATTATCCGTTTGGGCTGTTACATATCCATTGAATTTCCCAATGGTTGTAATTGGTAAATTTCTGTAATATGCACCAGCGATTGAGAATTTATCGTATCCTTTTCTAGGAGAAAGCCCGATACACTTGTCTCCGATATAGTATCTTTGGTTATCTGACAAATTACTTTCGGCTTTTATGGCATTGCCTGTTTTGGGTTTTGATATTAGCACCCCGATAACCACGATGATTATAATAATCACTATTAATAAAATGATATACTCCATAATAATATAATTAATTGTTATTGTTTATGTCTAATCTTCTCCCTACGAATTAAAACGTTTAATCTCTGACTCTAAGAAATCGCCTTCATGTGAAGTACCTCCACCCGTATAGCAACTATATTTTCCGTCCTCCGTGATCTCTTTAATTCGCATTTGTTTACCCGTTGTTGCATTGATAACCAGGTCACCGATATTAAATTCTGCAGAGCTTATTTTAGGTGAGTACGAGTTATTTTTATTTTGGTCAGAAGAAAGATATTTGTTTTTGATCGCTTTAATGTCGCTTGTCATTTCCCATATTTTGAAAAATAGGATTATTTGAAGGATTGCGAAGATAAAGGCGAAAAAGCCGATAATAATTTGCATGATCGTTAATTTTAGTAGTTTATAATTTCTATTGTTTATGTCTCATTTTACCCCATTGATTTCATAAAGGCATTATTCATTAATGTCAGAAAAAAGATCTAGCTGGGCTTTATCCGCTTCTTTCTTTCTGATATATTTTTTACCTTCATCAGTTTCATTAAAACTGATTCCATTATAGAATCCAATGACTTTGGTTATATTATATGAAGATATAATTTCTTCACCCAAATTATTCATAATTCTAGGCATTTCCAATATACATCTAATATAAGTACCACTTTTAAATTCAACCTTACCAGTTTGCACCAGTGTCTTAAATTCATTTGATCGCATATTGAAGTTTATTGTCTCTCCACCATATATGCCCTTCCATTGATAATTACCTTTATTGAGTACCGGAGATATAATTTCAATAGATGCATTTTCATCAATTAATGTTTCCAACTCATTCGTCGATAAAATAAAATTAATAAAGTCAGACTTAGATACGGTAATTTCTTTCAAACTAATATTTTTATGAGCATCAACAAGATTTATAGAAATCTTATCTACTTTTTTTTCTTTTGATACTTGCTCATAGAAATTAGACGATCTTTTGGTAATTTTGGTATTGTTTGCTAGTTTTTCTGCATATATCTTATTGTCAATATTCTTTTTCTCAGTATCAGCTTTTATATTCTCTGTTTGCGCCTTAATCAGTTCTGCTCTGGCTGCTGTTTCTTCGATTTCAACTGTTTTCTTCTGTTTTTCTAATGAAATAATTTCATCATCCTCAAATAGTTTCTCAATCAGTTTAGTAGCACCTATTGACAGAGGAGTACCTATTAACCCTGTTAATAATGTCATAAGTACTGCATAAGTAATACTACCTTCTTTGCATTTTCTTATTGCAACCCTAAAATTCTGTATTATGCCACCTTCAGAAATAGCTTCTGATTCAATAGAAATATCAATATCTATTGTAGATGCAATCTCTTTCAATAAATTAATAAGTTCCCATTCACATCTATTCAATGTAAAAGCATCCATTGTATGACTATTGTCTTTAAGCCAATAATGAAGTTCAATCTTGTTTTGTTGATATGTGTCTTCCATACTTTATTCAATAATATTATATAATAGATACTGGAATAGTTGATTCGTGCGGCATATTATTATAGAATTGATATACATAGCATTCTACATCTTCTCCCTTATATTTTTGAAGGTGTGAATTCAAATATTCAATTACTTCTTTCTTATTGGAGAAATATAAGTCACGCTCTTTTAGAATAGGATCGTCTGCCCCACACCATACCTCAATGCTGCAAGGATAGTTTTTATTTATTCTATTCATTGGTCATTTATTTAAAATTTGAATAACCTTATCTTTCAATCCCATCCTTACAAACTCGTCATCATCTACATCCAATTCGACGACAACCCGAGTAGACTTGCGGCGATGAGTACGTAATTCTTCAATCTCCTTTTTAAGTCTTTCTATTTCTTGATAAGCTAATTCAAGTTTTTCTTGAATAGAGTTATCTGAATCAAAATCATTGTTTTCTTGAAAGAAGGCTGTTATAGGAACCCTTAGTATAACAGAAAGCTCTCGAAGTACTGATGTACTTAAGTCTTGCTTTGATAACATATCATAAACAGCTTGTTTTGATTTACCTAACTTTTCTGCTATTTCCGGAATTTCAAGTTTTTCCTTATTAGCTAACTCTTTTATTCTTAATCCTATATTCATAAAGTAAAGTTTTTATTGAAAGTTAATTCAAGAAAAACTTGTCTAATGATAAAGTTTTTCTTTACTTTGCTCCATAAAGTTAATCAATAAACCAATAAATATACAATAATCATGGAAGAAGTTAACAAACAAGTAGAAAAAGATCCAATCAGACCTATCATCAGAAATCTGAAAGTAGATGAATCCCACACTTATCCTGCATCAAGGATGTGTGTTGTAAAATCTGTATGTTCTCAAGTATCGGTAATGGAGAACAAAGTCTTTAAGACTAAGCTAGAGAAACCGATGTTTCATGTAACACGAGTAAAGTAGGGAGAAAAAGCTATGACAGAAGAAAAATTAAGGGAAGCGAACGCCCTGTCTCATGACATCAAAGAAATGGTGGAGGCCATTCATAAGCTAGAAGAAAATCGGGAACATATACTTGCTCCTGATAAAATGCGAATAACATTAGGTATAGATCGCAGGAACGGTGACGAACACGGTGTTACAAGAATCCGTTTACCATGGCGTGATGTAGAAAAAATAAATGAAATGATCCTAGAAATCTGTTCTAACGAACTTAAGAGACTAGAAGAAAAATTTGGCAATTTATAAACTAAGGAGAACTAATTATGGAAACAATTCAAGTAATCGCTATTATTGCTGCTTTAGTTATTGCAGCGATAATCGTTAACTTTCTCTTCTGCAAACCACCCCAGCAAGAAGTAAAAGCAGTGAATATCAAGGTAGAAACTGGAGATGTGAACTACCTTACAGGAAATCTATCGTTCGCCCAGAGTAATACTCCTTATAAAGATCTATGGAGTCAGTCAGACTGTTCTCTTAGGGGTTCAACTTTTGTTAGACTTACGCAAATAAGGAGCAACATTTCTTCCCGGCATAAGGGCATGGAAGAAGAAATATACAAGAGAGAGATTTTGCACTATATGAATAAAGGGGCCTTGTACAGTCAAGAGGAAAAGACCTCGCCTATTCGCAAATTCTGTATAGGGCAAACTATTCCCGGCGATAACATAGAATACCGCATTGAGGCAGCTGAACTCATGTACAAATACATAACTACAGGAAAAATACCCAATAAGGAGGAATAACTATGGAAATAGACAAATTAGAATATGCTACTCAATTAAAGGAGAAACTAGATCATTTGATTAAAGATCAAAGAGATATAATGAATATGAAGCACCAATGTATAAATGCGAAAGAAAAGGCAACAGAAGTTCCTTTTGTCTGCTTAGATATTGGTCTATCTTATAAAGCAACTGTGTATCAAACTAATCCCGATGAGGTTCTATTAATTGTTGAGACTTTATTAAGTGCCGTAAATAAGAAATTAGAAAAGATAAAGGATGAAATCAATGATTTATGAGGAGGAATAACTATGGATGCACTAATTAGATTTTATCTAAATTACATTCCCGCTTAAAATGTTTTTTGCAGGTTATTGACCGTTGATAAATGCAATTTTGGAACACATTGTAATTCAGTCTTTTACAATGCAAAATAATAAAATAAATTTGTATGAAAAACAAAGGAAAAACAGAGAATACAGTTATAAGCAATAACTCATTCTCAGCAATTGAAAAGGTCGTTGAAGTTCAGCTTTTGAAATTTGCAACGGGTAAGGAATTATGGATTCATTCAGAAGAAGATGGAGAAATAACCTTGAATATGGATGAAGCTCAAAAATTACGTAATTATTTAAATAGTCTTGATTTAAAATAGAAACTATGGGACGCACTAAATTACAAGCAAAAGTAGAACCAGCTCCCAAACGCTGGTTAAATAAGCAGGAAGCAATGGCTTATCTAGGAGTAGGAGAGGACTACCTTTCAAAGCTAAGGAATGAGGCTAAAGTATCTTTCTCACAAGAAGGAAGAATGATATGGTATGAACTTGCAAGTCTTGATCGATTCGTACTTAGGAATAAAGTTATATAACGGTAAAGCAATGAAAGTTCTACCCCTAACATTTATATGGTGCATATCCTTCGTAACAATGGGATTCACCTGTCTAAAACTGGAAGCCTTATTTTGGATTTCCCTGTTTATCCTTTCTCTATGCTCCATATATATGAGTAAACATAGGAAAAGGCTTGAACGAGAAATCGATGAACTGTTCGGAGATAATTAACGATGAAAGGCAACTCTTTAGAATCCGAACTGGAAGAATGCGGAAAACGTGCTGAGGCTATATTAAATCGATTGACCTCTCCACAACTCTCCGGATCAGAATACGATCAGCTACTCGCTGAATATAACAGCGAATTACTGAGATACAATAAAATTGAAACTGAGCTACTACTCGTAGGCATTCCGCCAAGTAAGCGCACAATGCAACAAGAAAAGATACTACGGGAAAGAATGAGAAACTAAAATCATGAAACCAAAAAAAAAGTTTAGTGGATGCTGCCGTTAAAGATGGTAGCATGGACAGATTGAATATGCTGTTATCTGCTGCTCATTTATTGAACTGCGAAGCAAACAGCTTAATAGAAGAGGCCGCCGACGTAATGAGAGCAAAAGGCTTGTTACTTGGAGACCTGAAGAAATTACATAATGACTTCCTTAAATGCGCAGACCGGTACTTCAAAGAGTTTTCTACCCTTGTAGTCAATGATCAATGCAAGATGGACATGTTTGAAGACCTACAGAGTTTTGATACAGCATTCAGAACCTGGGCAAAGGTCCCTGTCGAGTGGGAGCCTAAAGTATTAACTGAGGATAAAGCCTCATAATTAAGTACACATGGATACAGTTTTTGAACAAGTAATAAAATCTCATCTGGACGAAAGATCACACACAGATGAGCTGTTTGCCACGAAATACTCCAATCCGAAAAAGAGTATAAAAGAATGCTGCGACTATATCGATAGCCAGGCTCGTAAAGCTGCCGGCAAAGAAAATAGAGTAAGAATCCCCGATTCTGTTGTCTTTGGATGGGCCATCCATTACTACGACGAAGAAAACATCAAAGTAAGCAGCCACCCCATCTGCCGGGCATCCTCTCCTGTACAGCAGCAAAAGAAGAAACCAACCTCTCCCAAAGAACCTTCTTTGGTACCGGTACATGAATCATCTGCCTCTCCCAAAAAGGAACGCAGCAAACGTAACAAGGTAATTGAGAAAGAATCACCATTTGTCCAACTGTCATTATTCGAAGAGTCATGAAGCCGAAAACAGAGTTACAAAAGCAGATAGTCAAACTCAGCGGAAAACTCCCCGCACTGACTGAAAAACAAAGAAGATGGGGAATTATGAATGCGATGGACCATGTAGGGCTGCGCCTAAAAAAAGGTCTGATAACCTGCACCCACTGTGGAAAGATCTTCTATGACCTCATGAAGTTGGAAGATGGAGAAATGGATATCTGTCCGAATTGTGGCACCCATCTGAAGATTGAGACCACCACCCGTAAATCATGCCGGGATAATGAATACTTTAATATCATCACCACCTGTCATGGCTTTCAGGTCTTTAGGTATTTCTATATCAGAAAAGAGTTCCATTCCGGAAAGGAGGCATCGTATTGTATAAGAGAAGTTGTCCAGAACTGGATGTCTGCCGATGGGAAATTCAAAACAATGGCCCTGCTTGCAAACATGCACTCGTATTATCGCGATGCATGGTGTCTTGACACCGACCTTGAAATAAGAGCGAACGACAAAGAGGCTTATCACATCGGCTGGGATGCTTGTTATCCTGTACGCCGTTATCTGCCGGCATGGAAAAAATACGGATTCAAAGGAAAGGTGCATAGTATATACGCTTTTGACTTCTTCCGTCTGATCAGCACGGACAGTACTGCTGAAACCCTCCTGAAAGCCGGACAGTATGAATTGCTTAGGATGTTTTGCGCAGGCAAGGGATATGAGATAAAAAGAACATGGCCTACAATCAAAATCTGTATGCGTAACAACTATGTGGTAAAGGATGCCTCCATGTGGTTTGACTACCTTGATCTCTTGGGAGATGAAGGCAAGGACCTTCGTAACGCTCACTATGTTTGTCCTGATAATCTGAATTCCGCTCATGACTTTTATATGGAAAGGAAACGCAGAAAAGAAGAAAAGGAACGTCGTCAGCGTGATATGAAACAAATGGAGGCACTGAAAAAATACGAGAAGGAGTATGAGAAGCTCAAATCGAGATTCTTTGATCTAAATATTTCTGATGGTAGCATCATCATAGTCCCTTTAAAAAGTCTCGATGAGTTTAGACAGGAAGGTCAAATCATGCATCACTGCGTATTCACGAACAACTATTTCAGAAAAAAAGACTCTTTAATCCTCTCTGCCCGCATCGGTGAAAAACATATTGAAACCATCGAGATAGATCTGAGTAAGTTTCAAGTGATCCAATCCCGTGGTGTCTGCAACAGCAATACGGACTATCATGACCGTATCATCAAACTTATTAATAAGAATATGAACTTGATCCGTAATAAACTGACGGCTTGAGCATAAAAACAAGATAGAAATGAATACAAAAAGGACTTATAAAATACCAGAGCATAGCCGGTACATAACAGTTGAGGCAACCGAAGAAGGAATAACAACAATATTTGAGCCGGATGACACGGGAGCCTTTATATGCGAGATAACAGAGGAACTGGAGTATATTCCATCTAAGAATGAACTATCAATCTTTTGGGGAAATAGTAATTCAAAAATAGCCGTCATAGGAAAGCTGAGAGATATTCAGTTTGATGAAGATGGATGTGTATTTGAAGCTAATACAGGCTTATGGTACGACCACGCTATCCGCTTCAGAAACTCTGAGCAATACGATAAAATCCTTGAAAGCAATGCCTTGTAAATCTACGAAGTCAAAGCTCAAGGACACGCTGGATAAGGTCTTTAGTGAATACATCCGCTTAAGAGACGTGAGAGAGGACGGAACATTTATATGTATCTCCTGCAATAATGGATTCCCCTACGAAGTAAGCGATTGTGGGCATTATATAAGCCGGGAACACATGTCTACCAGGTTCAGTGAAGAGAATTGTAATGCTCAATGTATTACCTGTAATCGTCACAATAGCGGAAACATTGAAGGATACAGACGAGGACTTATAAGAAAATATGGAGAGTCAACAGTACTCTCTCTGGAATCTGCTAAATATCAGATCAACAAAATGTCCGAAGCTGACTATAGGGAAAAAATCTCCCATTATCGACAAGAGGTCAAACGATTGAAACTAGAGAAGGGATGGATCAATATAAAGGATTCCAAATAAACAACATATGGAACTATTAAAATTATGAATGTCATATATGTGTATTTGATCTTCCGAAAGAAAGGTTACGCATTCGGTTCATTGAGTGCTGTATTCGACTATCTGACTGAAGATGACGTAGGTATCAAGAAAACTACCCTGCTTCACCGGTCAGGCAAACTACCATTGATCACCCGGCGAGCTATCATTAACAAGTTACCAATACTAAGAAAAAAGAGAAATGACAAAAAGGACTGATTCGAAAATAAAATGCGATTGCCGGTACTGTAAGCATGCCGGCCCCGTAGTGAATTTCATGGTTTCATGTTCAATTCATAATTGCAAGCGATCTGTAGGAATAAGGGTGTGCCCATACTTTGAAAAAGGATGTTCGACAAAATAACAATGAAGGCGACCATAGACATAGCCGACATTGATACGATTGTTCTCCGGAATTATCTGGAACAATGCACGGAAGGTGATGAAGTTTACTATAAATCGACATCATATGCTAACTTTGATGGTTGTTTTATTGAAATTCGGGGAAACCGTTTAAAATGCTCGTGTTCAATATGTAAGCTCTACAGCAAGGGAAAGACCGGTAAACTTGACAATAGCCGTCCAATCACCTTCGCGATGTCTGTAAGGACCATAAAGGAACTTCTCCTGCGTCTATGCGTAAAGATCGAAAACGCAGTAGTGACTTACTATGAGATCGGAACAACGATGAAAATGATACATTCGGCAGACTGCTATATCAAGCAGATGGAAGAGATATTTGATCGGACTCTTTGGAATGATGCCAATTTTGATGACTACCGGCAGGCTACGACAAATAAAGGCAAGTATGTCCGCAAAGTTCTGAAGGTTTACGATAAAACATTCGAAGCCGGAGAGAAAGGCCGGAGAGTTGATGACAACATCTTGCGTATTGAAACAATTTACAGGCATCAATCCGTACCAATGCTTGAATTTATAGATTACTACTTCTTATCCAAAATAGGTCGAATATTCTATAAAGATTGGTCAGAGATACGCTTTGTAAGGGAATTATCTGCGTTGAAAGGCATAAAAATCTCCCAGCTTGACAAAGCCAGGGAGATTCACCGGATCGGAGTAACACGATACAAGGAGCATTATAAGCAGATGTATATAGACGGGAAGCTGACAAAAAAGCAATGGGAGACAATTCGAAATTTCGCCAACAGCTGGCCGAAAGAATGCGGTAAATACGTAGAAGAAATCGGTGAGTTGGAGAAAGAATTTAAAGACAGGCTTCTGGCTAATTATCAGATAGGGATTTTTACGCCCATTCGCAAGAAAACATAAACCATTGATAATCAACCGATTACCCAATTATAAAGAAAGCACCATATGGTGCATGAATAATTAACTGGAAATCAATTGATTACATTTAAAAAGATTCAATTTTAACAATTTACGGCAACTTGTCCTATACTGCCCGCAGGGCTGTTTGGTAACAAACATAAGAGGGCAGTTTAACTATAACTTAAAAATAAAATATGGATAAAATACATCAAGTATGCAGTGAATGCAAGCTATTCACCAACGAGGACTCATTCGGAGACGGGTGGTGTGAATTTCATCAGAAGGAAACATTCTGTGAAAACGGAGCTTGCGAGGATGGAATAGAAATAACCAATGAAAACACTTTTAAGAATGGGAAAGAAAAAGAAGATTTTGACTAAAAAAGTATATTCCCGGATCACACCGGAGAATTATAAACGATTGGAAACCATAGCCTCAAAATACGGATTCAAAAGCGTATATGAAATTGTACAAAGTTTGATACATTGTTTTCTCCGTGCATCGGACCCTGAGAATGATCCTCAAACAGAAGTCCTTCCTTACGATATAGAATGTATGTTTAATGAACTTTCTGAAGCTGAAAAGCATGTAGAATTTAACAAGCCAAAGCGTAGATGTTCTTGTAAATCAGTAAGCAATGAGTAGAAACAAAACATACATCAAATATATCAATTCCAAAGAATGGAAATCTTTGCGGATTAAAAAGCTCATTAATACCCCTATATGTGAATGCTGCGAAAAAGATGGGAGGATTACAGTAGCTACAGAAGTACATCATATAACACCTGTAGAATCAGTTGCATCAGCAACTCAGATGAAGCAGCTAATGTTTAATTATTCCAATCTAATGAGCGTATGCCATGCTTGCCATTCCGATATTCATCGAAAAATGTTTAGCCACTCCAAAGCTGCAATTAAAGCCAATAACAAAAGGATAACCGAGTCGTTTGTGGACAAGTTTCTAAAATAAAAAGAAAAGGGAATAGTTATTTGCTATTCCCTTAATTGCCTTTGCACGGTTCACAGGCAAAGGCGGTGTCAGATAACAGCTGTATTAACCAACTGAAAGTGAACCGATTTTATTTCCAATATCCTTTAAGGCACGATTAAAGATTTCAAGTTCTTTCTCATTCAGAGTATATACTTGACCTCGGACTTTATACCCGTTAATACGTTGATATAACCAAGCCCGACTCTTGCCAAAGTAATTCTTCGCAATATACGACACGGGTATTAAATCTACAATATCATTCATCTGTTCCCGTATTGTGAGCTTTCGTTCTATTGCTTTGACATTATTAGTGATAGTATCAAGAGCCTTATCTAAGTGCTTTCTAATGGCTTCTTTCTCTTCTGGATTGGTGTATAAAGCCTTCATCTCGTACAAGTGTGCATCAAGTTCATCTCCATGCAAACTATCCATCTTTAACAAGTCTTCTTCTAATGTTCTCATATCATTATTTGAGTTATGCTCCTCCGAAGAGGAGCGATTACTACTTCTTTAATTTCTCTTTTCTTTCAAGGAGTTCTGATATTCTTTCGAGTATCGCATCAGTACGTTCTTCATCATCTTCTTTTCCAATCTCCAGTATAAGTACCTTGCGTTTCCATTCTCTAAGGTTTTGTTTCTCCTTCTCTATTTCGAACTCAATCTGTTCCAGTTCATTCAGTTCTCTCATGACTTTGTTTTAAAAGGTTAATACTTTGTTTATCTGACACTACAAAGATACATAATCATTTGTATATGTACAATAGAATGAGATATTATTAAATAGCTTGATCAAATAAATAGGGATTTCCCTATTATCATCTCAATTGTGAATATTGATTAAAATCAACTATTTTATTCATACAAGGGGGTATCATTTTTTTACAAGCCCGTGCTCCCCATTGAAACCCACGCCTTCCCTTCCGCGCACACGCGGCACTAATTATACCCGTGGGGGGTAATGCTAAAGTGTCACCCATATACGTCAGAAAGCGCGTACATATAAAAAGACGCATGGAAATCTACGAAGATATAGAGAAAAAAATACGAAAAGCAATGAGAGAACAAGGGACTTATTCTAAGGCAATGGAAATTTCCATCTCTCTTGCTGCCGGCTCATATATGGCTTATCTGAAGGCCCGGGACGAAGTCTCCAAATTAGATAAGGTATGCATGACAAGAATCGGCCGCGAAAACAATGAGTATAAAGTGGTCAATCCCGAATTTTCCGTAATGCAGGATGCGGCCGAACAAACCCGCAAGGCATTGCGAGAGTTGCGTTTAACCCGTGCTACCATAGAAGCGGATGATGAAAACGATGAAGTAGACGAACTGATTAAAAAAGTCGAAAATGCTGGAAAAGAATGATCTCATACAGCTAAAGGTCCGGACACTTGAAAGATTACAGGAAGTCAATGTCGAGGATTATACGCTTGACCAAACGGATATCAGGTTGAAGGATTATGTGAAATCAGCGATAAGCCATCCTGACGATCATAATTTGTATGAGCTGTTATCTATCCTTCGCTTCTTTCGTTTGCTGGACGCGTATATTTTCAAACCAACAGAGGTCAAGAAGTTTATCGTATTCTACGAGAATCTAAAATTTTCGGGATTGAAAGGACGCGTAAAGTATCGTCTTACCCCAATTCAGGTATTTCAGTTTGCCAATATCCTTGGTTTTTACCGTACGCCCGAAAAAAGGCTTTGCAGGGACGCCCTATTATTCGTACCACGTAAGTATAGCAAAACGACATCGGTTGCTTCACTGGCAATATATGATTTACTGTTCGGTGATGCTAATGCGCAGGCATATGTAGCTGCAAATAGCTATGATCAGGCTCAGATATGTTTCGGAGAAATAAAGAATATTTTGAAGAGTCTTGATAAGCGGTTTAAAAACTTCAAAATAAACCGGGAACAGGTATTTAGCAAAAGGCGGGGAAGAACGTCTTTCGCCAGATGCCTTGCGTCGAATCCCGACAAGCTGGACGGACTCAATGCGTCCACCGTTATTCTTGATGAATTCAGCCAGGCAGATAGTGCCGAGCTGAAGAATGTCCTTACATCGTCTATGGGTGCCCGTGTCAATCCTATGACTATTGTTATTACAACAGCCAGCGATAAATTGGAAAGTCCGTTTGTGAATATGCTCAATTCATATAAGGCAGTACTCCGTGGAGAAGTAGAGAACGACTCCATCTTTGCGCATATCTTTGAACCGGATGTCAATGATGCCGAAGATGATCCGCACACCTGGGCAAAGGTACAGCCTCACCTGGGAATCACAGTACAGGCGGATTACTATGAGAATGAGTACAGGAAAGCCCAGATGACCGCAGAGGACATGCTTACTTTCAGAACCAAGCTGTTGAACCTGTTTGTGCAGGATGAGGCCAAAGTGTGGTTTACTTCCGGAGAAATAGAGGCTATGTGCAAAGACGACAATGATTTGAAAACACTGAAAAAACGTCCGGACGCGATGGTCGCAGTCGATTTGTCCGTTTGTGATGACTTCAGTTCTGTAAGCTATAACATTTACTTGCCTGAGATTAAGATGTTCCATATTCACAATGATTATTACTTCCCGCGTAAAATGCTGATATCTCATCCGAATCGTGAACTATACGAAAGATGGGCAGCAGACGGATATCTTCGATTATGTGACGGAAATGTGATAGACTACCGGATGATAGTAAATGACATCAATGCCCGCAACAGGGAAAGCGTACGGATACTTAATATAGGATATGACCCTTACAAAAGTATGGAATTTGTGAATATGATGGGGGCCAGTGGTGCAAAGAAAGTGCTCCAGCCAATAAAACAAACCTACGGGACATTTACCAGCCCGGTTGAAAGTTTCGAAATAGCAGCAAGGACCGGACGTGTTACCTTTAACTACAATCCGATCAACTGGTATTGCTTCGGTAATGCTGTCATTGACGAAGACAGGCTGGAGAACAGGAAGCCCATTAAAAAATCTCAGAATGCTAAAATAGACGGTGCTGTAACAGCGGTAATGACCTTTTATTTATATAATAATTTCAGAAAATGAATAATAGTTTTAAGTTTTGGAAAAGAAAAACGGATGCAGTACCCGTTGAAGAGCCTGTCAAGGAGAGAGGATACTTCGAATCTGTGGCTTCGCCAGATGTAACAGTACGTAATATAGCTGCAAAAGCCCAAACAGTTGAAGGACCGGAAATGGCAATGAAACTAGCGACCGTATATCGGTGTGTATCTATACTCAGCGGGAGTATTGCATCGCTGCCTTTACAGGTGAAAAGAAAGAAAAACGGTGTCTTCATGGTGGATGAGGCCAGTGAACTCAACTATCTGTTATCTGTTGCGCCAAACAGCAGGCAGACTGCATACGAGATGATAAGAAACGCCATCATACAGACAGTTAATCTAGGGAACGCCTATATCTATCCGGACTGGTCGGAAGGAGAGCCGAAAAGTTTGACATTACTGAGTCCTGGCAGCGTTACTTATGATAAGTTTTTGAACTTCTATATCGTAAACGACCCCATTAACGGTATATATAAATCTCTTGAATGCGATGAAATTATTCATCTTCGCAATATAAGCCTGGATGGCGGGTATACAGGAGAGAGTACGATCCGGTATGCCTCCCGGATTATGAGTGTGGCGTACAGCGCAGACGAGAAGAGTCTTGATATGTTTCAGCCTGGCAGCACATATTCGGGATTTATCAGTGGCAACGATGATGATCAGACAACCGGATACGAACAATACAACGAAACCCAGCTGAAGGATGTTTCCGACCGTTTCCGGAAAGAATTGAGATCCGGTGAAAGAATCACATATCTTCCCGGACAATTAAGATTCAACCAGCTTTCCATGTCCCCTGCTGATATACAGCTGTTGGAGAAGCAAAAATTCTCTGTTTTAGACCTGTGTCGCTTTTATGGCGTCCACCCTGACAAAGCATTTGCCGGACAAAGTCAGAATTATAAAGCCAGCGAGATGAGTCAGGTGCAATATATGACTGATACCATCCAGCCTTATTTGCGGCAAATTGCAAATGAGTTCTTTGTGAAATTAATCCCAAGGAGTGTTGCCGCGAAATATCGTATAGAATTTGACCTGGAAGCATTTTATCAGACCGACCTGGAAACGATGGCATTAAACATGGAGAAGTGTATCCAGTATGGAATCTATACAGTGAATGAATACCGCCAAAAAAGGGGAATGCCTCCTGTGGATGGAGGAGATGTCGCAATGATAAGCTGCAACGTAGCTCCCATCAACAGCCCGAAGATAAACGGTGAGATGTTAAATAATAGCAATAACGGAGATAAAAACGAAGAAAAACCGCAAGAAGTGCCACCCAAGAATAAGAAAACGTCAGCAGTATAAAAGGAACAAGCATGGAAAATTTAGAAATCAGAAGTTTTGGCGGTGAGGCATCTCCCAAATTGGTATCGGAAAGAACAATTGAGGGATATGCGGTAGTAGTTGGTCAAGAGAGCAAATATATGTATGATCCTGTATTGCGTAAATGCTTTATTGAAATCATAGAGGTAGGAGCCGTTGACGAGGAACTGATCAAACGCAGTGATATCAGAGCGCTTCTGGAACATAACAGAGAAAGACTCCTCGCTCGGAGTGGCATGGGAAGCGGATCGCTGAGACTCCACCTGGATAATTACGGTTTGGGATATGCTTTGGACGCTCCTGATACTCCTGATGGAAAATTTGCCGTTGAAATGGTGAAAAGAGGAGATTTGTTCGGATCATCTTTCGGATATCGGACCGATGAGCGGAAAAACGTCGAATGGATAAAACGGTCTGACGGAATTTTGCTTAGAAAAGTGCATAAAATTGATATGATCAGTGAAATAAGCATCGTGGCAAGCCCGGCTTACATCGGAACACAAGTGAATGTACGAAGCATAGAAGACACCTTCGAACATCCGGACGAGAGTTATAAAAAAGAAATAGAAGAATTACGTAAACTATCAAAATTTTAATCATGAAAAAAGAAATCAGAAGAAACAGAGCGAGAATCGCTGAAATCAATGCTCGGTTAGGCGAAATGGCCGACTTATTGGACACCAATAAAAGAAGCCTGACACCGGATGAAATTACAGAAAAAGAGGCTTTAGTACAAGAAAAAGAAATTCTCCAATTGCGTACGGCCCGTATGGTAAATGATGAAGAACGTGTATCCGAACAGGAGATGCGCTCGGAAGTCGCTTTTGCCGGAGCGGTTGCCTCATTTGTGCACAACCGTTCTCTTCCGGAAGGATGCGACGGAATCATGAATGGAAATTCCATCGATATTCCTTTGACCCGTGCCGCTACAATTCAAGACACCACCACCGTGGCGCCTCTCATTCCGATGACCATCGGGGAAATCATCCAGCCTTTGGAAAAAGGCTTAATCTTGGGTAAGGTGGGGTGCAAAATGCAGTACGGTCTTGTAGGTGACTGGGTATTGCCTGTTGTTGCCGGCATTGAAGCTACTATCGAGGATGAAAATGCGGAGGTAGCAGACACCACAATTGACATCTCTAAAATTAAGCCGTCTCCCAAACGGGTATCATTGGCTATCCCCGTAAGTAATCGTGCGATAGATCAGAGCAATAGTGCATTGCTTGAAATCGTACGTACCCAAATGACAATGGGATTAGAGCGATTGCTGAACAAATGGATGTTCCAGACAACCAAGATTACCTCAAAGGCGTCTGATGGTTGCTTTGTAGCTGCTACAGCTGCCCCGGCAGTTACTACCGAAGCGGGTGCTGACTTTACATGGAAGAATGTGGTGGCTTTGAAGGGAGCTGTATTAAAAACAGGCGTCGTCTTTGACGGAACAGCAGCCTATGTCTGTTCGGCAACGACTTACGCTGAACTGGAAGCTACCCCGAAAGATGCCGGCAGTGGTTTGATGATTCTTGAAAACGGGAAAATCAACGGATATCCGGTATTCATGACAGAATACATTGGAGACGGTGTTCTTGGATTCGGTATATTCAACTACGAACTTGTGGGGCAGTTTGGGAAAATGCACATGATAGTAGATCCGTATACAGGTGCAAAGAAAAACCTTATCTATTTCGTACTGAATACGGATTTCGATATGCTGACTGTACGTACGGAGGCTTTTGCCATAGCAAAGAAAACTCCGAAAGCTTAAAAACATAGGGACGGCAGCCCCGTCCCTTTACTTCAACAAGGCATGAAACAGTATATTACCCTAGAGGAAGCTAAAATGCAAATTCCCGGATTTGTGGATTATGGAGAGCAGGACGAGTATATAACGGGATGCATCCTGGATGCCCAGGCCGCACTTGAAACCCGCCTGCAATCTCCTCTATCAGAATATGAGGATGAGCAGGGATGTATTCCCAGAGATTTGAGACGGTCTATCCTGATAACTATCAGTGATTTCTATGATAACCGTTCCGATATTGTGTTTTCTAAGCCTTACAGCATAGGAAGAGCTGCCGCATTGTCGGCTCCATTTATAAAATTCAGAGGAGCAGAAGAGGATGGTACCACGTGAAAGAATAACGTTCGAAAAAGAAACGAAGGGGAAGAATCCCAACGGATCACCTCGGAAGTCTTACGATCCAATCCCGGGATTATCAAACATACCAGCGGAAAGACGGAAAGCGCAGCCGAATATAGGGGATGGATTAAATGCGAAGGAGGAATTCATTGATATGAAAATTGTGCTATGGTGCAGATTTCATCAAAAGATGATGGAGGCTTTCCGCATCGCGTATAACAATCAATTTTATCGGATAATTGACATAAACAGGAAATATCAGGATAACAGTTGCCTGATAACTTGTATAAAAAGCGATACGTAATGGCTATACTCACAGTCAAGCAACTTGATACGAACAAGGTTAAAGACCTTGTGTACGGTCTTGAAAACTTCGAAAAGGATAAGACTGTACGTGCCGGTTTATACGCCGGAGGCTCTATTCTGCAACGAGGTGGAGTGATGAGGCTGAAATCACGCATGAAATCTCCTTATGGACATAAAGGAAATCTTATCAAAGCTTTTCGTGTACGAGTGAAGAGAAAAAAACTAGGGGTATTGTCTGGATTTGGTTATCCGATAGGAAATCATAGCTGGCTTTTGGACCAGGGAACAGGAATTCGCCGCACCAAGAATTACGCCCGTAGAGGACACGGACCGGCTTTGCGTTATTGGGAAGATACTCGGGCAGAAGATGGAAGTAAAGCCATGAATGCGGTGATGGACGGGATAGAACGGGCAGTTGAACGAATGAAAAATGGTAAATCATGAAAATTAGTCATTACGAGGCATCGAAGGAAATCAGAGGCGTATTATTGGATGATGCGTCTATTATGGAAGCGGTCGGTGATAATGTTTTTCCGCTTGTAGCGGACGAAGGAACGGAAGGAGACTATATCACCCTGCAACGAGACGGATTCATACAGGATACGACCAAGATGGGAGTTGCCAGAAGAGATCCGTATGTATATGTCTGCGTAGTGAGTGCCGACAGCCAACGGTCGCAGGATATAGCCGGACTGGTGGTTAAGGCTCTTGAAGGAAGATATACGGATCCGGAGATGGAGATACGCCTGGAAGATGACACAGAGGAATATGAGGCAGGAAAATATATACAAGTCATGAAGTTTTTAGTGAGACTGTAACGAGAGTGATTAATATAGAATTTTAAAATAAGAAATTGAAAATTATGGCAAAAAAGTATGATTCAAGTAGTGATATGATCGTTGGTGACAGACTGATGGTCTATATAGAAAGTACTCCGGCGGAGGGTGAGAATCCGGCAGTTATGACACCAATCGCGTTCGGCACGTCATGCGGTATTGATATTTCGGCAGACACTATTGATACGTCAAACAAGATGTCGGGTAATTGGAAGGACTTTCTAGTAGGGCAATTAGGGTACACGGTATCTTGTGAAAGCATGTTGTCCTTAAAGACCGGACACGCCTCTTTTACCACACTTAAAAAGATGATGGTAGAGCGTAAGCCTATCCCGTTCGTTCTTGCAAAAACGGAAGAAACTGACGGGGATTTCCCAAAGGGAGAAGAATACGTTAAAGGGAAAGCAATTATTACTTCCCTGTCTCTGAAAGCGGATAATGGTGCTATTTGTACAAGCTCCATATCCCTACAGGGTACAGGACCTTTGGAAGATGGAGTTGCATAAGGAAGAAATTAAAGAAATATCAGTAAGGCGGTCCCATGATGGCCGCCTTTTTTAATAGCGGTACAATGAAAATTGGATTAACAATAAAATCAATCGTTCGCTGGGAGCAACTTCGGAAGAAATCATTCTCCCTGATGGATTATTCAGACCGGGAAGACGTAGATGCCCTACTGTACACGACAACGATCTGTAACGGCGAAGGGGTGATGTATACTCTCGATGTCTTCCGGAAGACCCTTTCAAATGAAAAATTGGTGCGAGAGATGGTATCAAAGTTAGAACGGGAAATAGCAGTATTAAGCCAGTTTCAAAAGAAACAGGAAAGTACGGGAAAGGGTAGTAATGAGGGCACCCCGGAAATGATAGGCAGTATTGTTTCTACACTTGTTATGTCCGGATTAGATGCGTATTACGCATTCAACGAAATGGAATTATGCGATCTTCCGCTCTACATAGAAGCGTATGAAAAAAAACGTAAAGAAGACATGGAAAGTGCAAGGATGTGGACATACCTCACCATTCTCCCGCATATCGATGCCCGAAAGATGAAAAATGGGGCAAGAGATCTGATTATATTTCCATGGGAGGAAGAAGAAGTGAAGAAAGCCGCGGAGCGCGTAATGAGAGAGAATGAGGATAATTTAAAGAAATTCCTTGCTGGGGAATTATTTGATATAAATAAAGTAAACTGGTCAAAAAGAGAAGAATAATGGCAGGACGTTTAAGTTTCAGTATAGCGATAAATCTCTTAACAGAGAATTTCAAAAGAGGAACGAATCAGGTAAAAGCAGCCTTTCGTTCTATGCAGATGCAAATCCTTACCTTCGCAGCAGCACTTGGTGCAGGCGGACTCGGACTAAGTAACCTTGTTTCTCGTTTCATTGATGTAGCCCGAGAAACAAACCGTGTTACCACCGCATTGAAGAATGTCTCCGGCACGATGTCCCAATATGCGGATAATCAGAAATATCTGCTCGATCTGGCTAAAAAATACGGATTAGAGATTAATGCTCTGACAGCTAACTACGCAAAATTCACGGCGGCTGCTTCCATATCCGGTATGTCCATGATCGATCAACGAAAAGTATTCGAATCCGTCTCTCGGGCATGTACGGCCTTCGGTATGAGTGCGGACGACAGTAATGGAGTTATGCTTGCATTATCCCAGATGATGAGTAAAGGCAAGATCAATTCCGAGGAATTGCGTCTACAGATGGGAGAACATCTTCCTGTTGCTCTTCAGGCTATGGCAAAAGCTGCGGGTGTTTCTGTTGCTGGTCTGGACAAGTTGCTCAAACAGGGTAAACTGATGAGTAAGGATGTGCTTCCTAAATTTGCAGAGGCACTTAATGAGATGATTCCTAACGTTGATACTGATAACTTGGAGACATCTGTAAATCGCCTGAAAAACGTCTTTACAGAGTTAGTGAACGGCACGGATATACAAAGTAAATATAAAGCTCTGATAGACTGGCTGACCAATATTGTTAAATCGGCTGCTGACAATATAAAAAGCATTGTTACCTATCTTGTTGCAGCTGTTTTAGTCATGGTTACAAGTCGGCTGGTCAATAAAATTATTTCCTCTATTGCCAAAGCCGAGTTAGCCGCCAAGTCAGCAGCACGTCGGGCGGCCAAGGATGCAGGACAGAAGTTTGATGAAGTTGCATGGAAAGCGCAAAAGGCCGGTGCTTCTATCAGAATGGCTTTCAGCAAAGCGATGTTATCAATTAAGGCAACTCTCATTTCTATGGCTCCAACAGCAATACTTGCGGTCATAGGGGCTATCGTTGCTAAATTTTATAATGCTTATAAAGAGTCACAACGAATAAAGGGCTTGTTTGACAATTATCTGAATCGAATGAATCATGCGGCAGAGTCGAACTCAGAAATTGTAAAAGTTAAAGCCTTGTTATCAGAGTACAATAAAGTTAATTCATCATTAGATTACAAAAAACAAATATTAGGGAAAATCAATGGTATTCTCGGTACTGAGCTAAAAACCAACCAAGATGTAAACAAAGAAATATCTAAACGCATAGAATTGCTTGAAAGTGCAGCAAGAGCCGAACTGGCAGCAAAAGAAGTAGCAGAAAGCGAAAATGAATTACGCAAAATAGGCTCAAAATCCTACAACGGGAAGACAGTACAGGAATTGGCTCCTGATTGGGAAATAGCTCGCGGAGATTTGGTTAAAGAAGAGAGGTTTAAAGCAAAGCATAAAGTGTCAATGGTTGACGCTATAGGATTTGAAAATGGCTTAAAGGATGATTTGAACACTTATATTGAATTCTCAAAAATACTCAGTGATGCGAAATTGAGATTAGGAAATGAGATTTCTAGAAGCACAACAATTACAACACCAACAACTGATCCGGACGATGACAAAAAGAAAAAAACTCATCTTCAGAAACAGCAAGAATCTTATGATAAACAATTTGAGGAGCTAGGCGCTGAGTTAGAGATCGGAAAGATCACTCAGGCAGAGTATAATAAAGCCCTGGGAGAACTGAACATCAAGATGTACGCCCAAGCCAAAGGAACAGGTGATAAAGAAGTACTTGAGAGTCAATATTTTCAGAATCTTAAGACCGCTGCTGAGAAAGCGATAAGAAATCAAGATAAGAATGCCGCTCTTGTTGAGTTTGAGAAGGTGCAGAAGGATTACAATACAAAGGTCAGGGAAGCCCAAGCACAGCAAGCCAAAGGTCTTATCTCTCAGAAAGAATTGAATTCCAATATAGTTTCACTTTCCGTTGAAGCGGCTAAATCTGCTGCTGGCATTAAAGGCATTGGAGATGAGGCAGATGTATTTATTTCAGCTATGCAACTGAATGCAAAGATACTTGCTTCTCCAATTAAGATAAAGCCTCGCGACGAAACTTTTGACTACAAGAAAACCAAAGTTGATATTGCCTCTGAAAATCTGGACAAGGCAAAAGAACTGGCAGATAAATACAAAGAAGAAGCAAGAATTATCGGGAAGACATTATCAGATGAGGTTGCGAATGCTATGGCTGACGTTCCATCGTTGGAAGAGGCATTAAAACTAGCACAGGTCCAGGAAGATATCAAAAATTTCACCAAGGAACTTAATCAGATGGAATGGGATGGTATCAAAAATGTCGTATCGACTGTAGATGGATTGGTGTCGGCATTCGAACGCCTGAAAGATGCATTTGATCCTGAACAGGAAGCTACTAAATGGGAAAAGTTAATAGCCATTTGGAATATGTTTTCCGGAATTGCAGATGGATTCTTGTCGGTGATGAAAACAATCGAAAGTATTACGGAATTAACAAATAAGCTCACAAAGGCGAAGGAAACAGAGGCAGCTATTGATACGGCTACTACCGGAACAAAAGTTACGAATAAAACGATAGAAACTACAGCAGAAATTACTGCTCTTGCGACTCAAACGGCAGCAGAGGTCGCAGCATCATCAACAAAAACTACAGCTGCATCTGCGGAAATGGCTGCAAAAAGTACAGCAGCATATGCATCTATTCCTTTTGCAGGAGTAGGTCTTGCTGCTGCTCAAATTGCGGCCATGGAAGCATTAATATTAGCCGCCTCCATTCCTAAGTTCGCAAATGGTGGCATTATTACCGGCGGTCCTTCATCCGGAGATAAGATATTAGCTCGTGTTAATGCCGGTGAAATGATACTCAATCAAGGCCAGCAATCTCATTTATTCGAAGCTATTAAGTCCGGAAGATTGGGTGGAGGTGGAAATATATCTTCATCGGTAACAACCAGGGTCCGGGCAAAGGATCTGATTCTGACTATCAACAATGAACTTAAATCACAAGGGAAAAAGCCTATATCATGAGCTACGGACTAATATATACAATACCATTTGCCGCAATAGATAACATTCCATGTGTTGTGGAAATAGAGAAAGAAAATTATTCGGGTGAAGTCATTGAGCTGGTCGCGGGGGCTTCACCATTCACTGTCGATATTGCAGATGAAGAATTCCTGTATACGCCTGTCAGGTTCAGTACTGCAACAATTCGCGTAGTAGGCAGCGATTATTTACAGAGTCTATTTTCTACAGCCTATCAGCAATACCGGGTCATATTCAAAAGAGATGGGGTAGTAACGTGGTATGGGTATATCAAGCCGGAACTATATACACAGAATTACAGTTCCTCTAAATTCGAACTGGAGATAGAGTGTATGAGTGCGATGTCCACGCTTGAATTTATTGATTATGACGTAACCGGAAGCAGAAAGGAATTTGTCTCGTTATGGAGTTTACTACAGAAATGCATCAAAGCAACTTCTGTACAATATAATGCAGTATATATCCCATACGTCTATGCGAAAAACGAAAAGGAATATTTATCAGGCGGAAGTAATATACTTTGGGAGATGAGAATCAGTGAACAGAATTTTTTCGATGAAGACGACAAAGCGCTAAAACTTAAAGAGGTACTCGAAGAAGTATGCAAATTTCTCCACTGGACATGTGTAGATTGGCGAGGAGAGCTTTTCTTTGTCGATATAGATCATAACGGAGTATATCACAAATATGATAGCGGGCTGACCGAGAAAATAGATGCGGTATCTAATAATCTCATCGTACAAAACATTGGATTTACCGGTTCTGATCATTCTTTGGATATACTGCCTGGGTACAATAAAGTAACAGTGAAATGTAGCAATTATCCCATCCCTGAAACTTTAAACTTTAGTGTTAATTATGACGACCTGGACAGATTGGCCACTTTGCCGGATATAGTATCCGGAGATGACGTTTCACATCGCATCCTTTTGAATCCGGGAGAATTGGATATGTATCAGTATCAACAATTCGCTCATCGTGTAGATATAAACGAATACAAAAACAATGTAGAAGCAGACAGCCTCTTAGGTGCTATTCCTATGAGGTATTGCAACTATAAAATGGTAAATAAGGATGGTGGAAAAGTTCCTGATATTACAGAATATAGCTATACTGATGTTGTCAGAATAAGATTAAAAAACAAAGATGGAGTAGCATTAGGCGGATATGTTCCAGTATTTATATTGCGAAGTCCATGTGTCGCATATCCTCCAGGAGTATTTTGCATAAATGCCTCTGTCAGGTATTTCCAAAACGAACCTTTATCTCCATTGTCGAAAGACAGATGGGGAGGAAACTTATTGATAGGAACTAAATTATTTATTGGTCATATAGACCTTACGACTGACGATCCGGTACTCGGAAATAATCTATATAAATGTACATATTTGTCATTCGGAGCATACGAGAATGGGGGCTATAAAGCGGTCATTAACGACAAGAAGCTAACGGACCCTTATGAAGGCGCATCCGGTAAAATGATATATTCTTCTTTTACAGGAAGTGGAATAACGGCCGGAGAGCTGGAATTTCAATTATTAGCTAGTATGTACCCGTCCGACGTCAATAAATATGGGGTATTCTTGCAAAACTTTACGGTAAAATTCATTCCCCGGGATGGAGAGGATACTACATCTAATTCGGATCGTATTTATGAGAATGTCGTTAATGAGAACTACATCAATGAACTGGATGAGATCGAATTAAAGATTAGTTCATACAACCATGATGGTGCAGGCTATGGCAAAGTCATATTATCAAATGATTATCTGCGAGATGATCTTTATTCATCTATAGAAACAACCACCGTTCGTCCGGAGGAACTATTAATAAGACGCATTATCAAACGCTATAATGCCACCCGTATCAAATTAACTCAAGTAATAAAAGCGTCGTCTGATATAACTCCTTTATCCCGCTTGTATGACAACTATATGGTTAATAAGAAATTCATCAACGCAGGAGGTACAATCGACTACAAGATGAACAGTTTTGAATGTATAATGATAGAAGTATGAGTAGTAACATCGTCATAAAATCAAGAGCAATTCCCGCCAGTTCCAGGTCGAAGAATTATCGTAATGGTACTATTGTACGTACCAGTGGTGGCGGTGGAAGTTCATCTTCCTCCGGTATTGGTTCTGCGGATGCAGGATTGAGCAAGGATATTCACGTAAACGCTCCAAAGACCGGTCATGTAAATCCAGGAGAAATCCTGCGTAAAGGTATGGGATACGAACAGATATTCCGAAAGATGCTTTATGCTACTACTCCTGCAACGCTAGTAGGTAAATTGTCAACCGCTAATGATGTTGAATTCGGATCAACCAAAGGCTTCATTACATATACCGCCACCCGCAACGATAATGGCGCAATGATCAAAGCATTCTACGACGACAAGGAAGAAAACGTATTGGAATTCACTGGTGATCCTGCCGGTGTTCAAACTGCAACAAGGCAGTTACAAGGGAACTACACTAAAGGAGAATCCTATACTGCTACAGTCATATATGCCGCTTCTGAAGACGGAGATATAAAAGAAACGATTTTGACCAGCAAGATCAGCGTGAATGTACATAGAAAATGGTTTGCAGGCGTATGTTCCTCTATTCCTCAGTCATCTGCTGATGTGCGGGCACTAGGATCTAACGGTCTGTATAGTGGCCCCGGTACATTCAGGTTCTCCGCATCTAACTGGAAGATAGTATCCGTGTGTATTCCTGCTGATAGCATTAAAGAAATCTCTATAGCATCATCATACGGCAATTTTATAGAGAACGAGAAAATATGTAAAGGTCCGATTTCTATTTCTGTAGAAGGAGCTAACAGGAGCGAAGCGATAGATTATAAAATGTGGGTTATTCAGACACAGGGCTTGAACGACCCGGATTCATTTACTTTTAAAACGATTTGATATGGTAAAAATAAACGGAAGTTCTTTCCCGCACCAGTACAGACGCACAAATTCTTTTCCTATTGATTCAACGGAAACGTGGACTACCATAGAGGACGCGACTGCTTACGCACGCAATACGGACACAGAGTCATATTTGCCTTATTCCGGTCAAGTAATATCTATAGAGGGCGAACAGAGTATATATGTATTGGTAAAGGACGATTCTATCTCTAAAGAAGATGGTAGGGAACATTTTAAACTGCACAAAATTTCTACGGAAGAGATAGCAGACGGAAAATATTTAAGTAAGATCGTAGAGGATACAGCAGAAAAGCTTATTCACTTTAAAGGCGGGATAGATGTAATAGGTGTTTTAGCGGCGGCTATCGCTAAATTTTCCGGCGACATTTCTTCTACTAACTACGTATCAAAGTTGCTAGGATGGATTATCAAGGCTTCCGGTGATGCGGAGTTTAAATCGCTTCGTGTTAATGAGTTTTTGGAAGCTGACGAACTGCGCTATAACCGCGTGTCTGTTATATCTGGCGAAGAATGGAACGCGCCGGGTGGAGGTATAATCGAGTCGGTCGATACGGCTAATAAAATCATTACTCTTAAATTAGAAGCGGGTGAATTAGCTAGTTTGGCAGTAGATGATATTTGCAAAGGTATAT